TGTCGGCTTCCAGCCCGCTCATCGAGCCGCTGCGGTCAAGGATAAAGACGATCTCGGTTAAGTTCTTTTTCATGATGATTCCTCCCATATAGAAAAACTGTGACTGCTTTTGCTTACAGTCACAGTATAGGAGAAATCGTCTTCGGTTTGGTCGCATGGAAAGCGACATTCAAAACATATCGCGGAACAGTTCACTTTCGATGTCAGCGACATCATCCAGCGGGATTTTTGTCCCGTCTGTGAGCATCATCCAGCGCTCAAACCCGTCTATCTTTTTGAGGTTTCCGTTCTTTGTCACATACGCTCCGCCGGACTTCTTTGCATCCGGGACGAAGTAGGTTACGGTCAGAGCAGGATGGTCGCCAAGCCTTTCCATGAGGATCTGCTGCTTTCTGTCCAGCGCCTCTTTTTCCTCTTCACTGAGGTCAATCTTTTTATCTGTCAGCCGCCCGGTTTCATGAATTGCATCATCGTACCCGGTGAGAGCAGCAAACGGTGAGAACTGCGCAGCCCTGTCCAGCATCGACATCTGCGGCCTCTTCGATGAGACATGGTGCGGAAGATTGATGATGTCTCTGTATTCGTCACTCATGCCTTATGCCCTCCGATCTGCGCGTTCCTGTCCTTCGCGGTTGCGCCTTCCTCAAGGTTCATCCCTTTGAGAATAGCGTTCTTCCCAAACTTCTTTTTGATGGTGAGCATGGCTTGTTGAACTTTCTTTTCTCGTGCCAGCTCTTCATCTTCCTGCTTGCGCTTCGCGTCGAGTGCAGCATAATCAGTGAAGAGGTCAAGCTGCTCAAAATCTCCTTTTGCAGAGGGGGCAGAAGCTTCGTCGATCACATGGGTCGCTGTGATGTTCAGCCGCCGGATGAGCAAGCTCTTGTCTGTGATCCGGTCGAACAATTCCCCGGCGGCATCCATGATCTGCTTCGTGGAAGAGGTGTAGCGTTCCAGATTGATTGTGCCGTGGGCGTGTTTCGGTATCTGCCGCCCGTAGTGATCCTTCACAACTTCGCCGCGATACTTCCTCCGGCGTTCCGGGTCGGTCAGGTTCTCAATGTCATAGCCAATCGTGACAACGAGCTGGTCGGTGACAAAGCCTTTGTCAACCAAGTCCATCGAGAGAAGGTCTGCCATTTCCCGGAGAACGAGCCGCGCTTTGTCTGCCTCATAAGGCTGGTGTAGTACCTGTCCCGATCCCAAACTGTTACTTTCCGGCTTGTACGCCTTGACTGCCTCAACAGTGCAAGGCTCCCAGCCCCAAGCATGGTCAATCAGCAGCTCCGCGTTCTTTCCGAAAAGCTTGTAAAGCAAGTCCTCATCCGTGACGGAGCGGCGGGCGACATCGCCCATCGTGAACATTCCATTTTCTTCAAGCTTCTTGGCATACCCTTTGCCTACCCGCCAAAAGTCGGTGAGGGGCTGGTGTGACCAAAGCGTCTTGCGATAGCTCATCTCATCCAGCTCGGCAATGCGGACTCCGTTCATATCCGCCGGAATATGCTTGGCGACTATATCCATCGCCACTTTGCAGAGGTAGAGGTTTGTGCCAATTCCCGCAGTTGCCGTAATACCGGTTGTCGTGAGGACATCCAGAATGATCTTCATGGCGAGGTCATGGGGAGACAGCTTATAGGTGGCGAGGTAGTCGGTGACATCCATGAACACCTCGTCGATGGAGTAGACGATGATGTCCTCCGGCGCAACATACCTCATGTAAACCTGATAGATGCGGGTGCTGTACTCCATGTAGTATGCCATTCGCGGCGGCGCAATGATGAAGTCAATGGCGAGGGACGGGTTCTCTTGCAGCTCAGAGAAGAGGTACGACGAGCCTTCCAGCTTTCGCCCCGGCGCGTTATGCTGCCGCCCTGCGTTTGCCTCCTTGACGCGCTGCTTGACTTCAAAGAGCCTCCCGCGCCCGGAGATACCATAGCTCTTGAGAGAAGGTGTGACCGCAAGGCAGATGGTCTTGTCCGTCCGACTCTCATCCGCAACGACGAGGTTTGTGTCCAGCGGGTCTAAGTTTCTTTCACGGCATTCGACCGAAGCATAAAAGCTTTTCAGGTCGATTGCGATATAGGTGCGCTGCTTCATGCTCCGGCTGCCTCCTTTCAATCAAACAGATAGGATCGCTTAGTCATCTTTATATAGATTATATCCGTGTTCTCTGTGATAGCCCGGACCGTGGGGAGTTTCATCGCCCCAAGCTCGCTTGCTTAAAACAGAATCAAATACTCGCAAGAGGTTTTCTAACCTCACAGCCAAAGAAAAATCGTCTCCCGCAGAACAGAACTGTTTTCGCACAACTTCTCTTTCCGTTTTAAGTACCTCATCTGATACCGTGTCAAACCACTTATTGCTGTATTTTTGAGGTTCCTTTCCTGTGAAATATTTGTATGCGCCAAGCCCAGCAATGACAACTCCTATACCAATACCGAGTGTTTTTTGACATTCATGTTTTCCACCATCTCTTTCAGACTTTACGCTCCGAGCAAGCTTTGGTCAAAGGCAAACAGAGCCTCGTTGATCTCGAAGACATTGTAGTTCCCGTGCTCAATGAAATACTCAATGATGATGTCAAACTTGTTGGAGTGTGAAAGGGCAAAGCCTGCCTTCATGAGCATTTCCTTCGTTTCATCCAGCGGAAGTTCCAAGGCAATCGCAAAGGCGAGCGCCGTGGCTTTCGACGGCTTATACAGCCGGTCGCTGCGGATCTTCGAGAAGAGCTTGCGGTCGATGTTTGCTTTCTTGTAACACTGCGCGTCGGTCATGCCTTTCTCGTCAATCTTACGAAGCAGCATCTCGGAAAAGCTCTCGTCGATCTGCGAAAGGGCATCGTCAAGGCTTTTCGCGTTTGCCGCCATTGGAGCGCCACATATTGCTTCCTCCGAAAGCATCTGCATACGGCGAAGCTGCGAAGCGCGGCTATCCGTATGCGCGTCTACATAGGTATCGTCTATGTATGCGGCAATGTCGGAGAACAGCTTCTCACTGATCTGATATGCCTTGCGGTCGAAGATGACAATGTAGACGGTCATGTCATTTTCCAGAAGGAAGTCGCTGATCGTGTCAATGGCAACCTTCAATGCCTGGTCTTTCGGATAGCCGTAGATACCCGATGAAATCAGCGGAAAGGCAACCGTCTCGCAGCCGTGCTCCTTCGCCAGCGCCAAGGAAGTGCGGTAACAAGAGACAAGCTTTTCCCGTTCTCCGTGTTTACCGCCCCGCCAGCGCGGTCCGACGGCATGGATCACATACTTGCAAGGCAGTCTATATCCCTTTGTGATTTTCGCGCTGCCGGTTTCGCAGCCTCCCAGCGTTTTACACTCTAAAAGCAGCTCCGGTCCTGCAGCCCGATGGATGCAGCCGTCAACACCGCCGCCTCCCAAAAGGGAGCTGTTCGCTGCGTTGACGATAGCATCAACCTTCATCCTTGTGATGTCGTTTCGTACAATTTGAAGAGGCACATTACCACCCGCCTTTCATTTTCAAAATATACTTATTCTTCTGCCTCTACGATACCATAGTCAATCAGGATGTTCTTATCGGCATTGGGCGGATAAACAATGCCCGTCATCTCGTATTGATAGCGCCGCACCTTCCGAAAGTCTTTGACCGGCTCAGGTGCGTAGGCCGCTGTCTCACAGTGCTCATATTCCGGCATACCGGCAAGGTCATCCGCTACCGCTTTAATCAGGGCATCGGTTACATCGTCAATGTTCTTTCCGGTTTCAACGGCCACTAACTCATGCTTTTTAATATCCTTATCAAGGTTTCCAAAAGAGCGATAGAGAATATATTTCATGACTCTTGTTCCTCCACATTCTTTTCTTCGTCCAGCACATTTTCAAGAAGTACCGTCAGCGTTGCGGCGATTTTTTCAAGGTTCATCGCTTCATCTTCATCCTGCTCCATCAAATAACGGATTGCAGCCTTGAAGGCTGTTGTCCTGTCCACTTGGGTTTCGTTATCAAACCGGTCAAGGATTTCATTGATCAACTGGACAACTGCCTCTTCCTCCGGGGACAACTCCGGTATGTCAAACATGGAGGCCAGTTCTTCATCCTCCATAAGCGTCTCATATTTGAGGTAGGAGCGGTATTCTTCGGACATCAGCTCTTCAAAATAGTTGATCATGATATGGACACGGTACCCGCCGCCTTCTTCCGGCGTGATGCAAAGGTAGTGCGCTTTCTCACCGATGTCTTTTACAAAGGCCATATCCTCTGCATCGTCAAATTCCAGCATTCTCAAATAGAGGTCGATGTGCGTGTCCCAGTGCTCATAGTCCACAACGCCGCGAATCCTTCCGTGATGCCGCTTTGCATAGTCATCGCACCGGTTGAGCAGATAGTCGTAATTTTCCTTATCCTTCGGCACAACCACCTTCGGGATTGCGTCCATTTTCTTTGTAAACTCTTCCATAAAGCCACCGGGGGCAAAGGCTCGCTCAAATACAGCCGTTGCGCGGTCATCTTTTTCGGTAGTTTCGTAATTACGCTCAAATACGATGTTCTCCATCTTGTTATCCTCTCTACAATGCTGCACCTCATGTATTCTGGAATTTCCTCAGTAGGTTCAAGGATAGGGTATTCAGATACAGATAGCCCAGCTCTGAAATATAGTCAATATCAATTTCAATCAGCCTGTCCTGGAGCTGGTTGAAGACAAGCCTCATCAAATCCATCTCCGGCGCAGTATCAAACAGCTTTAAGCTGTGGATCGCTTTCTCAGCTTCGTCCCATGTTTGGGATGCCTCGACCTCAGAACTGGTCATCACCGCTGTTAGAATCTCGCTTACGAGCAGCTTGCCGTCCCGCTGGTCGATCTCGTCCCTGAGTTGGGCGAGCATTTTCTTTTTGTCGCGTATCGGAAAAATGTCGCAGTTATCGTCGCATTCAATCGCAATAATCTCTGCAATGCACTCCCGCCAGACGGCATATCCGGCGTTGATCATGCCGTCTTCCTCGTCGGATTGCGCATAGCCTTCACAGTATTCGTCATAAAAGCTTTTCCCATCCAGTTCATGATGGACGCAGTAAATGTGCGCCAGCTCATGCAGGAAGATATGAAGCAGCTCAACAGGATGGTAGGGTATGTCCGTGCGGAGCAGGATGCCGTCCTTACCTCCGTTGTCCATCCCGATAAAGGAGGATGCCCGGAAATCGAAGTAGCCTTCCTCCTGATACCGGTCTTTTAGCCGGTAAGGGAAATACTGAGCGCAGAACTGCTCAAAGATTTCTTCCTGATCGTCGGTCATGAAACAGGTGAGGATGACATGATCGTGGGAAAAGTCTGCATCCATCTTGTCGTTAAAAATTTCTATGGCACGGGCAAGATAGGAGTCATAGTTCAAATCGTTCGTCGCCTCCCTCTAAGGTCTTCATTTCAGGAAGTCGCTCCTATGTTCAATACGCCGGAGATCATATCCGCTTTCCGCCAAGTGGGCAATTTTCAAGGCAACCAAATTGATGTCTGTTCCCATTGCCCGTGCAATCTGCTCGGATGTATAGCCGTAGTCATAGATGTACTCAAGAATCTCATCGGTGTCGAGCAGGATTTCGGCGGCAACGATGTTCGCCTCATACTCCGGCTTCGTGGTCATGTCATATAACATGAACTCCTGTATTGCGCTTCCTTTTGCCAGATTGCGGTGCAACTGGTCATGCCCAAGCTCATGAGCACAGACAATCCGCTGCATCCGCCCGCTCAGGTTTTCGTTTATGAAAATAAAACGGCTGCGCTTGATCACCCGGTACATTCCTTTCAGAGGGCCGAAGTCCTCACAGAACAGGACCTCAATGCCAAGCTGCCGTGCTATGCTAAACGGATCTCGCGTCCCGCAGCGCTTTACAAGTCTGCTGCCGACCTTCGAGAGATTTTCAGCATTCATCGTCTCACCTCCCGCTGATGGGAACATCGCAAACAGCGAAACACCTTACTGTTTGCTTGTCCCCTTACGGTATTTCTTCGGAGTGTACTTCTTGTTCTTCTCTTTGGCGATCCAGTAAGCATCGTTCAACGCTTTCATCGCGCCGTCGAGCGCTTCGTCACTGAGCCGTCCACCGGCGAACATACCGGTCACTTCACTGACAAGCTCATCTATATCTCTGGCCGCTTTGGAGCCGCCCTTCTCATGCGCCGCGACAACAAGCATTCCACTTTGCCCAAGCAGATACTCAGGAGTGGTATCTAAAACCGTCGCTAATTTCTCGACAACCTCGTACTTCGTAGGCTTGCGGGTACCCAACTCATAATTCTGAATAGTCCTTGCGCTTATCGACACTTTTTCCGCAAGCTGCACCTGTGTGAGATTCGCTTCCAACCTTTTTTCTCTTAGTCTGTCCTTGAAGCTCATAAGGCACCTCTTTCTAAAACTTTTTGTGAACACGAACAGAAGTTTCGCTAAAGTGGTTGACACGAAAATACTGTTCGTGTTATACTCATTGCGAACACGAAAGTACCGTTCGTGTTAATAATACCACACGAACAGTGCGGGTGTCAACAAGAACAAATAGGTTATGCGTGGTTTTGCGTAACTTTCAAGACAGTAGGAGGTAGGCTATGACGAACACACATTGCCGGAAGGCGTATGTTTCGGTCAACTTGGATGTTGACGAAGAAGGAGTCTGTCATCCACGGTTCATCCGTTGGGAAAACGGTCTGATCTTTCAGATTGACCAGATCCTGTACAAATGCCGTGCCGCCTCCAAGAAGGTAGGCGGTGGTGGCATCCGTTATACTGTGATGATCCGTGGAAGGGAATCTTATCTTTTCCAAGAAGGCAACAAATGGTTTGTAGAAGCGAAGGAGGGAGCGAGATGATTTTATCACACAAGGAAATTGAAGAGATCGCGGTGGCGGTCACTAAGGACTTCAACGAGTTCTTTTTCGGTCCTGATACCGATGGGGCGCGTTTGCCTCGCGGTACGCCGATTGACCAGTTTGCCAGCGAATATCTCGGCCTCAATGTCTCTTTTGCTGACCTGTCTGCCGATGGAAGTATCTGTGGGCTGACGGCTTATGCAGATACCGAGTACATTATTGAGAAAGACGGGATGCAATATTCCATCCCTCTGCGCCGCAATCAGGTCTTGATGGATGCGAGCTTTATTCAGCCATTCCAGATACGCAAGCTCTGCGGGAAAAGGCGGTTTACACTCGCCCATGAGTGCGCCCATCAAATCCTGTTCCAGATGGAGACAGAAGAAGTTCGGAAGGTCTGCCAGCGGAAATATTCTGCACGAACAGCCTATTCGCTCCGGGAACTGAAAACCCATGAAGACTGGAATGAATGGCAAGCCAATGTCTTAGGCGCAGCCATTCTGATGCCCCAGCGGGAAATTGATCTCGCAGTTGCGTATTATGCCAGAGGCCGGAGGCTTGTCAGCTATGACGGGACTTTCGCATATCAGGACAGGGTTGCACTGGATTTGATCTGCAAGCAGTTTGGCGTTTCCAAGACAGCCGCAGTCATCCGGCTGAAACAGCTCGGCCACTTGGAGTGCTGCCCATATAGCGAGTACAGCGATCCATTGGAGGTGTGGGCATGAAGAAAAGCATCCGTGTGTCTGAGCCTTCCCCTGAAATGCAGGAGAAAATCCGTAGGGCGCGATGCGCCATTGTCAACCAGAAGATGCGCATGGTGAAATGCCCATATTGTGGGCACAACGCTATCGCCGTATTCGAGGATTCCCGTGGTCACATACAGGCCAAGTGCAAAGCCTGTGGCCGGGAAACCGTATTTGATGTGATCAACATGAGACGGTTATACCTCCGCCTTCACAGAAGGTAAGGAGATAACAAATACAATTCAATATTTTATAGCTGTGCTGTGGAGCCGCTGATTGGTGAGTCTTCCTAATGCCGCATGAACAGAGTTTTCTAAGCTCTGTTTTGTCGGTATGGGAAGATCAGCTCACCGTCATGCGGCTCTTTTTTAGTCTTGTCCATCCGCTGCTCCGAGCCAGCGGAAAGGACAAGGCAATGAAAAGAATCCCCAAAACACCCGTTGAATTCGACTACGACCTCTGGACTACCGAGGACGGCAAGTGCATGGTGCGCGTGAAGGCCACCGGCGAGACTACGGAGGTTGACCGCGAGGTCATGAAAGCACTCCGCAATGAGGAAAAGAAGCTCCGGCGCTCCTACGATACCGGGGGAGCATCTGACAGCGAAGACGGCGAGGAAACGCAGCCTTCCAGTGTGCTGTCTCTGGATGCTGTCCCAGAGGATGAAGTCAACGCACCGACTTGGTTAGCCGACCCCCATGACTTCACAAACGAGGTTGTTACCAAAATACAGGAAGCGGAATTTATGGAGCAACTGACGGCGAGAGAAAGAGAAGTCTTTCTCTTTTGCATCCAGTATGGAGGAAGCCAGCAGGAATATGCTGCTTCTTCTGGCCTTTCCATCTCCCGTGTCTGCAAGCTCGTTGCCGCAATCCGAAAAAAAGCAAAAATTTTTTTCTGAGGGGTGCCAAGTTTTGCGGGAAAAATGTCCGTTGTAAAGTGAAGGGGTCAATCAAGACCGGCTTCACAGTACCTTGATAACAGAATATCCAGTGCTGCGGATCTTTCCTCTTTTCTCGAAGCGACTTGCCTTCTGCCGCCAAGACCTTCCTCACGGAAGCGAGCGATCAACAGAGAGGCTAAACTGCCGTGTGGTGCGGCTGTTCGCCATGATGGAGAAGTTGGGTATAATGATACTTCCGTCCCCGGATTGCCGGGGGCGGCTCGGAGCGTTCCTCGGAGGGGTGAGAGTCCCATGATACCGATTAACCGTCGGTAGTCCGTAGCATTCCCGGAGCCGCAAGGCTCTTCTGGCAGGGGTGCGAGCTGCAAATATGCCGGAACACGAAACAAACCAATTAGCTACATTCAGCATACAAGTTTTCAGGATGAAAACTATGTGGCGGAGTGTCCCTAACCGGCGCTCCGCCATATCCTTTTGTCCTGAATACAAGTTCACATCATCAGGGAGGTGTTTGTAATATGATGAGCGTAGAAACCATGAGAAGCGTCAACCCGAAGACGGTTGACCGCAGTACCCTTGTCCAGCGGGACAGCATCCGGCTTGAGCCTGCGGCTGCGCAGGATGACCGGCTGCGGGATTTTATCCGACAGATCAGAAACCCGTATTGCTATCTGGACGGGAAGACCGTCGTGAAGATCAGCTTCTCGAAGACAGACACCACCTTGGAGGACTGTCTGGAACATTATCTGAGAGGACTTTGATTATGAACAAACTGAATCTTTTCGCCCGGTTCTATGGACAAGCGATTGAGCCTGTGATACAATGAAGTCAGGTCAAAAAAGAATACACGGACTAAGCCGCTGCCTTTGAGGGTCATGTGGCTTTATCGTGTTTTCCTCATACAAGAAGCAGAAGCCTTCGTCTTCCTGATTTGATGTATCACACCAAACAGAAAACGGAGGTTATTTTTATGCCCGGAAAAGTTTACCGGACGGCGATTTACTGCCGCCTGTCCCGTGAAGACGGGGACAAAGTTGAAAGCAACTCCATTGCAAGCCAAAGAGCCATTTGCGAGGACTACATTGCACGGCATGACGATCTGGAAATTGTCTGTGAGCCGTTCGTTGACGATGGTTATAGCGGTGTTTCCTTCAATCGTCCAAACTTCAAAAAGCTCGAAGACGCAATCCGCAAAGGCGCGATTGACTGCATCGTGGTCAAAGACCTCAGCCGCTTTTCGAGAAACTACATCGACGGCGGTCGGTATCTGGAAAAGATATTCCCGCAGCTCGGCATCCGCTTTATCGCGGTCAACGACGCTTACGACAGCCTGACCGGCGATCCGCAGTCGGATTCCTTTGTTATCCCGTTCAAAAACCTCATCAACGACTCCTACTGCAAGGATATATCCATGAAAATCCGATCCAGCTTGGAGGTCAAGCAAAAGAACGGTGAGTTCGTCGGGGCATTCGCGCCCTATGGCTACAAGAAATCGCCGGATAACAAAAACCAGCTTATCGTCGATGAGGCCGTCAGCGAGTATGTGCAGATGATCTTTGCCATGTACAAGGATGGCTTCTCCATCGGTCGCATTGCTGCAAGGCTGAATCAGATGGGCGTGCTTTCCCCAATGGAGTATAAGCACTCGGCGGGAGTGAAGTTCGATACCGTCTTCAAGACCGGCGACACTGCAAAGTGGACTTACAAGGCTGTCCAGCGCATCCTCACCAATGAGGTATATATCGGTGTCCTTGCCCAAGGCAAACGCGGTACGCCAAACTACAAGGTGCGCGTTGTGCAGCCGAAGGATGAAACCGAGTGGGTTAAGGTCGAGGGGGCGCACGAAGCGCTTGTTTCCTATGAGGATTTCATGGCCGTCAAGACCATGATGAAGCGAGATATGCGCTGCTCGCCGGATCAGGATGAGGCACACCTGTTTTCCGGCTTCTTGTTCTGTGGAGACTGCCAGCAGTCTATGACACGCAAGACCGTCCCGTCGAAGACAAAGAAATACATCTACTATGTCTGCTCGACGAACAAACATAGCCGGACCTGCAGCCCGCACAGCATCAGCGCAAAAGAGGTTGAGGAAAAGGTGTTCCGTGCCATCCATGACCAGATTGAGCTTGTGGTCAATTTGGAAAAAGCGCTTGAGATGATTGAGAGGCTTCCTTCCCAGAATCGCAAAGCGTTTAACTATGAGGCACAGATTGCGAAGCTCGAAGAAGAGATTGAGCGGTATCAGAAGCTCAAGCTCCGGCTGTATGAAGACCTCTCGGATGGGATCATCGACAAGTCGGAATACTTTGAGTTCCGCAACAGCTACACCAAAATCATTGAGGAAAAGCAGGAAGCCCTTCTCCGCGTGAAAAAAGAAATGAAGCAGTCGGTCACAACCGGGGCTACGGAACGGAATTGGGTCACGCTCTTTAAGCAGTATGAAAACATTGAAGAACTGAACCGCCGCGTCCTCATGGCGCTGGTTGACCGCATCCTGATTTATGAGGATCACGCGATAGAGATTGTCTTCAAGTACAAAGACGAGTATCAGCAGACACTTGAATATGTTCTCGGCTATGCCGACGAACTTGCCATTGCCGGATAAAGGAGGGATGAGCGTATGGCACGAAAAAGCAGAAAAAACGCAGCCGCAGAGCCGGTTTGCGAAGCAGCACCGCTGCAAATCTTCCCGACAGCCATTTATGCCCGTCTCTCCGTGGAGAATAGCGGCAAATCTGAAAAGGTGGATGTCATCACCAATCAAATCGAGATATGCAAGTCCTATATCGCAGGATGTCCTTATCTCGATCTCGTCGATGTCTATGTGGATAACGGACGGACGGGGACGGTTTTCGATAGGCCGGAGTTCAACCGGCTGATGACCGACATCAAGAGCGGCAGGATTAAATGCCTTGTAGTCCGCGATCTCAGCCGTTTTGGCCGTGACTACATAGAAACCGGAACCTACCTTGAGCGCATTTTTCCACAGATTGGCTTGCGGTTTATTGCAATCAAGGAACACTACGACAACTTTGATACGGACGGCTCAAATGAGAGCCTGATGATCCCGCTGCAAAACATGATCAACGCCCTGTACTCGAAGGATATTTCACGGAAAGTCTCCACCGCTTTGAAAGCACAGATGGAGCAAGGGACCTTCCAGAAGCGCAATCTTCCGTATGGCTACCGGTGGAATGAAGACCATACAAACATGGTTATTGACGAAGAGACAGCGCCGTATGTGCGGCTCATGTTCCAGTGGAAAATCGAGGGCTGGTCAATCCCGATGATCCTTAACGAGCTTGACCGGCTGGGTGCGCCAAATACGGAGCTGCGGAAACGCCAGAACGGAACCCGCAAAGGCGACGGCTGCTCCTGCAAAGGCTGGTACAGTTCAACGCTGTACGGCATCCTGAGCAATCCGCATTATGTGGGTGATACCGTCCTTGGCCGCTCCATGAAGGCGATCTACAAGGGCATCAAATCCCATAATGTCAAGGACAAGGATAAGTGGATTGTGTTCCCGAACACGCACGAAGCGCTTATTTCCCGTGAAGACTTCCAGAAGGTGCAGGACATCCTCCAAGCGGCTTCTGAGGCTCGCCAGACGAGTATGCAGAAAACCGAGGAAATCCGGGCAACGCTCGTAAACCTCTTCGATGGGAAAATCGTCTGCGCTGATTGCGGGAAGAAGATGTACTTCCACCGCAAACGGATCGACAAGGACAAGCGGAAGCGCTGGTATGCCTTCTATGAATGCAGTACCTCAGCAGGTCGGCGCTATGAGCATTGTACTTCCCATTATACGAGGCAGGACACGCTTGAAGCCAATGTGCTTGCAGCAATCCAGCTTCAAGTCGAAGCAGCGCTTGACTATGACAAGCTGCTGGATAAGCTCAGGGGAAGCGAGGGCGAGAAAAACATCCGTGATCAGCAGAACGCCCTCATTACAAGCCTGAATCTGAGGCTCAACGGCGTTTCCAAGAAGCGGACACGCCTCTATGAGGATTATGCCGAGGGGCTTCTGGATGAAGAGGAATATGCCTTTGCCAAGAAGAGCTACGACGAGCAATACGCTGACCTGTCCCGCCGTCTGGATGAGGCTGTGCAGCGCCGGAGCAAGTTCAACGAGGCCATGTCGGTCGATAACAAGTGGATTACCTTGATGAAATCCGTCAGCACGGCGACACGGCTCACGCAGGATTTAGTAGACGAGTCTGTTGAATTGGTCAAAGTCCATGAGGGCGGCGCTGTGGAGCTGGTTATGAAGTACGGCGACATCTACGAGTTGACCATCCAGAGTATCAAAGAAGTACAGGGGGCGATGTAAATGAGCAAAGACTACACAATCGGCATCTACATCCGCCTCTCTATGGCTGATGAAGATACCGGTACCGGCAACAAGGCTGAGAGTGACAGCATCGGCAACCAGCGTATGCTCATCAACCGCTACCTTGACAAGCATCCGATGCTTTCCAAATATCCGAGGCTTGAGTTCGCGGATGATGGCTATACCGGGACAAATTTTCATCGTCCTCAGTTCTCGGCGATGATGGAGAAAGTCCGGCACGGGGAGATCAACCTGATCTGCGTCAAAGATTTTTCCCGCTTTTCTCGTGATTACATCGAGACGGGCAATTATCTCGAATGCACTTTTCCGTTCATGGGCGTTCGCTTTATCTCCATCAACGACGGCTATGACAGCGACGATTACAAGGGAACAACCGGTGGCCTTGAGGTTGTCATGCGCAGCATCATCTATGCCGCATACAGCAAGGATCTTTCTGTCAAAACGACAACGGCAAAAATCCAGATGATGAAGCAAGGCAAGTATGTGGGCGGCTACGCTCCTTACGGCTATGTGCTTCATCCCGAAATCCGCAACAAGCTCAAGCTTGACCCGGAGGCCGCAGAGGTCGTGCGCAGGGTCTTCGATGAAGCCCTTGAAGGCAGGAATACCTCACAGATTGCTCTCAGTCTGAACGATGATAATATCCCGACGCCCGGGCAATATTTCAAAGGCAAACATCCTGACAAGAAGAAATTCAGCTATATGAGCGACAAGATAAGCTGGACGGCATCTATGGTCTACAAACTCCTGACCAGCTATGTTTACACAGGGGCAACGGTCGGCCACAAGCGAAAATCCGGCGGCGTAGGTTCTCGGAAAACTATTTCTCAAAAGAAAGAGGAATGGATCATCGTCGAAGGGATGCACGAAGCCATTGTCAGCAAGGAAGAGTTTGAGCTGGCTCAGGCAGTCATCCGGGGCGGCGAGAAGAATCCTAAACGGAATCTGCGCTATTATCCCCTCAAGGGTCTTGTGTGCTGCGGCAACTGTAAACGCGCCCTTACCCGGCGAAAGCTCCGAAATGAGGGTGGATATTTCTATCAGTGTACTTACTCAACACATGACCGCGATACGGAGTGCCCGGTTGGTGAAAGATACAGCGAGGCATGGATTGAGGACACCGCTTACAAAGCGATTGGGCAAATGCTCACACTGGTCGAAAAGAAAGCTGTTAAAGAGCATGAGATCAGCAAGCGCAGGAAATCTGCCATCACAGAATGCGCGGATGCAATCCGCGATTTGCAGAAGCAGTACGAACAGCTCAAGGCAGTGAAGCTCCGGCTGTATGAGAAATACACTTCCGGCAGCATCACAAAGGCTGAATATCTCAAGCGGAAAGCAGAAACAGACGCGAAGATGTCTGAGAATGAAGAAGCAATCCGGCAAGGCCATGAGCGGATGCAGGAGCTTGATTCTGAACATCCCTGTTCGGATGAAAGGCTTGATGCGGTGCTCGGCGAATACCAGAAAGGCGCAGGGCTTACATACGAGCTTGCTCATGCTCTAATCTCCGCTATCTATATTCATGGGCATGACAGCATCGAAATCGTCTGGCAGTTCAAAGACATCTTTGAGGATGCAGAAATCTAATAGGCTGAATGTTACAAGCCGTTCACGGGTGGTCATCCACCTATGAACGGTTTGTAAAATCTCAAAAATTTTTTAGTTCCTACTTGACACAAGAAGACCTTTCCCGTCTGGGCCGAAACTATATCGAGGTCGGGCGGCTGACAGAAGAATTTTTCCCAGACCATGACATCCGACTTGTTGCCGTTTCGGACAACATCGACACGGCCGAGGGAGAAAACGAACTGGCACCCATCCGAAACCTGTTCAATGAGTGGTATGCCCGTGACATCAGCAAGAAACGCCGTATCAGTAATAAAATCAAAGGCAACTCCGGCGAACCGATGGGACTTCCTCCCTATGGATATATCAAGGACCCGAACAATCCCAAGCATTGGGTCATTGATGAAGAAGCTGCACAAGTTGTCCGGCGCATTTTTGATATGACGTTGGAGGGCTTTGGCACGGAACAGATTGCCACCCAGTTTGAAAAGGAAGGCATCCTGACGCCGCAGGCCTACTGGATTCAGAAAGGCATCGGCCGTCCCGGAAAGACCAAGACGCGCCCCGCCACCAAGTGGAATGGCTCCACGATTACCCATCTTCTGTACCAGCAGGAGTATTGTGGTGATGTTCTGAACTTCAAAACCTACTCCAAGTCCTACAAGAATAAGAAGCGGATTCATAACGACCCGGAAAATTGGGTTGTGTTCCAAAATATTCACGAGCCAATTATTGAACGTGCCGTGTTTGAGCAGGTACAGCAGAAGCGCGGAAAAATGCGCAAACGCCGTACCAACAACGGAGAACACAATATGTTCTCTGGCTTGCTTGTCTGCGCAGACTGCGGCTGCAATCTGCATTTCCACTTCAATCAGGGCAACCCGGAAATCAAGTATTTCAACTGCTCCAACTACAAGGGCAACCGTGGCACCTGCCAATCCACCCACTACATCAGGGTAGACTTTCTGGAAGAAGTGGTGCTGGGCGAGATTCGGCGGCTGACCAAGTTTGCCAGCCTCTATGAGGACGACTTTTTGAAGGCTATTATCGGGCACTCCCAGCAGGCGGACGAAGCCGACCGCAAGCTGAAAGAGAAAGAGTTGAAAGCACTCCTTGCCCGTGATGAAGAACTGGACGGCCTTTTTGAGCGCATCTATGAGGACAATGTTTCCGGCAAAATCTCTGACGAGCGCTTTTCCAGAATGTCCCGGAGATATGAGGACGAGCAAAAGGAGCTGACCGAGAAAATCAAACAGCTCCGCTCCGAAATCGAAAAGCAGAGCAGCCGTACTATGACAACGGATATGTTCATCAGTCTGGTTCGCAAGTACACCAGAGCAAAAAAGCTGACACCCCGGATGCTGAATGAACTGGTTGAAAAAATCGAAGTGTTCAATGCAGAAAAGGTCAACGGTGTGTGGGAGCAGCGGCTCCGCATTCACTACAACTGCGTGGGCACCATCGAGATTCCAAGCGCACTTCCTTTGCCGACACCCGATGTGTCGGTGAATACAAGAAAAGGCGTAGTTGTGAACTACGCCCCCTGTGATGTCGCTATTTAGCAAATAAAAAATGACGAATGCTCTTTGACAGCTAAATGCTGTAAGAACATTCGTCATGGTGCGGATGAAGGGATTTGAACCCACACTCTTTTAAGGGAACTAGAACCTGAATCTAGCGCGTCTGCCAGTTCCGCCACATCCGCTTATTTTGTTTGGCCGCCTCACCGGCGACGAGTATTATTATAACCAAGTATCCCCCTTTTGTCAACACTTTTTGAAAGTTTTTTTATTATTTTATGCCTTTTTAGTTTCGTCAAAATACAGTTCGTTTCATCGTCATTTATTTCCCATATCTTACAAAGTTTTTCCTGTTTTTGTTTTCCGAACTCCCCTTTTTCATCCGAAATTCCTCTTTCCAAAAGAAAAACACAAAATTTCCTTTGTGATTTTTTCAAAAAAGAGTAGCGATATTTTTCTTTTCCCCGTAAAAGGTCGACTTTTTATAAGGCAATACCGCATAATTCTAAGTGCCGATACGGCGAGCGAGGTGCGGCAGCTGCTAAGCCAAAAGCGCAGATAA